TCACGAACCGATTGTACAAGATTGTTCTCGTGGTATTGAAGAGCGTGGTGAGTGTGGGGTGGCCTGAGAAGACCGTACCGTAGATCTTTCCCTTCATGCCGGTTTGGGTGGAGAAATTATAACTGGGCCGGAAAAAGGCCGCAACGAGATGTTCATAATCCTCCACCTGGAGGGGTGATTCCTCATGCAGGCAAATCATCTTGAGGAGCTGGCCTCCAACGAAATGGTCCACCGTTTTGATCAGCGAAACGTGCTGATGAGCGTCGTGGGAGGAACCATCGTAGGAGTAGCAACTCTCAGAGGTGAAATACCCCAAGTCTCTATCTTCGGCCAATTTCTTGGCGAAGTCTGTGAGACTATACCCGCTGATAAATCCGGGCTCAACCATCTTCATGGCCCGTATCATCAAGCGGGTAGCATAGGAGCCCACTCCTTTCATCGCCGGACTCGGGTTGAAGATCATCCTGGGCCGGACGTCCTTCAAGTCCTCGTAGTGAACCTCATCTGGTTTCACGAAAAGTTCCAGCCTCGGGTCGATTCTCTCGTCTCGACGGAAGAGTTCCCAGCCTTGCCGGTAAATGGCTCTTTTGCCAGGATCAGGAACACTGGAGAAGAAGGCTTCTAAATCGAAGTCCCCCTTTGTCCAGCTCTCAATCTCTTCCTCGATGACGGGTCGAACCTCGGGCCACCACACATCCTTGACGAAGCGTCGGAATTCGGCGACGACAGCCTGGTCAGGACAAACGTGGGTGTTGAACCCTCTCGCAAAAATCGCCGCATAGAGATTGACCTCACAGGAACCGAAATGAATACCACCTTCGACGTCGATAAGTTTTTGGTATGTCGCTTGACGACAGGTGCATCTCGGTTTTCGTCCAGTCCGGGTAATTTCGAGGGCTGTATTGCCCACAGGGTGGTAGAACCGTTTCGACTTGTGCTCATCGAAATGCATTTCGAGATTCAACTCGAATGCGCCCTCCTTTTCAGGTAAATCAGTCCGGAACTTGGACTCAACCCATGAGCTCGGATCTCCAGCTCCACGCAACTTGATTCGTTGACCAACATTCGGCTTTCTTTCGATATAAGCAACCTTTTGGAAGGTGATAATCTCGCAGAAACGCCTGGCCCAACGAACCAAGAACCAAGAGGAAGTGATCGGTTTCTTCCGAGTAAGATCGTTAACTTGAGCTGCAGAAGAAAAAGACACTGTCCGAGCAACGTTCTGTTGTAACGTCCACGACCAGAAATCAGCAGTTCCCGAGTAGGTGTCAGCATCGAAAAGGAAGTTGTCATCACCTTTCTTTTCGTTCAAAAACGCACCCATGGTGAACTTCCAAGTATTATTGATGGCAACGGCGTTGTCAACCTTAACTGTTGCCGTCTCCATCAAATAGTCGTAGTACGCCCACAGAACGGTCACGGGGTAGAACCCATTCTCGACA